GTAACATGTTTACAGTAAATCTATGATTATGATAGGCATGCATGAGCCTTACTTGGAAATCAAAAGGATCAAATAATAACTTACCTTGTACAGGATGTTGAATGTAATAAAAATGTTCACTAAAATATAGGTATCCAGTATCAGGATCGCTACACAGTAGCAAATCCTGAATCTGTTGTTCTGAAAATTTTTCTTTCTTGTGTGCTTTTTTAGTTAGTACACCATCTAACGACTTAGCCATTATCTAGTTTTTACTTGATTGTATAAATGTTGTAAACGTGATTTTAAACCTTCCTGCATAGGATTGCCACCACCATTTACTTTAGGTGCCTCACGTCCTTTACTATTCATATCATCGCCTGTTGGTGTTACTGCTGCAACACTTGACATAGTTGGACTAGGTGCGTTTGCATATTCTTCATCCATTTCTGGACCTTTACCAAGCATAGGCTTCTTCATCGGCATATCATCACCGTGATCATGCATGTCTAGACCTCCATCTGGACCTGCATCTGGACCATCTGAACCTATGCTTACTATAGCGCCTGCTGGACCTGCATCAGGACCTGACATACCCATAGGAGCATCGTCGCCTCTGCCTTGTAGAATATTCAATAATTCACGAATACCTTCTGCACCACTGGCGTTCATATTAACACTCATAGTAGTTGGCCGTTCATCCATACCACCTAACGGGCTCATACCCATCATACCACATTCTTCTACTGGCTGCTCACTCTCATTAAGTATTTGACGTCCTTGATCTAGTGCTGCTATTTTTTTATAAAGTTTATTAAAATCCATTTTAGCGTCCTTTTTCCTTTGGTGATGATCCTGTAGGCACGCTCTTGGCTAATAACTGATCATTTACACCTTTATATTCTTCACCTGCATGTTTTACTTTGGCTAATTCTTTAAGAAAACTTAAACGATTCTCACCTACTAATGCTTGTCCGCCTTTAGAATCTTCATAAGGTTTATTTAAGATTGCTTCTGCTTTAGTTCCTATTCTATTTTTACTAGCAATATCCAATGTTTGTTCTTGATCTTCACTATCAGTTCTTACTAAAATATAAGCATGACTCATATTTAAAACTTCTGCTAACTGTGCAGTCAATTCTTGTGTAGTTCCAGGATAGTTACAACTTACATCAAAAATATTTACATGAGTAAATTTTAAATTAGGAAAATCTAAAGGAGTTTCCGTAATAGGAGTGCGTTTTGGCTTACTAACATTAGCACAATCAAATTTAGATAAAGCAATTTTCATTTTTTCAGTGATTGATTTATCAACATCCCCTGCTATCTTTACTTTAAAAGTATAGACTTTTTTACTTTCTGCCAAATATTGTTTAAAATTACTCATAGGAAATCCATTATATTGTATTTATTTCATATTCTTAAGTTTTTCAAGCAGACTATTTCTATCCGAAACAATAAATCCATCACCTTGTATGTTTATACCTTTACTGGCATCAGACTCAGCATCATTATCTAATTTTTGTTTTTTAAGTTGAAGTTCTATCATTCGTAATTTTTTATCCATTTTAGCCGCCTTTGCATCAATCGCATTTTTTAACATGGCTCCTGCCACTTCAAATATACGCCCACTATAACGTGAGTCCACATTCATACCTAAATCCATCAAGTCATCATAAGCATTGGTTGCACGTTCTGCTAGATCGTCAAACTCCTTATCACTTAAATCACCTAGGCCTTTAACCTGTGGTAGTGCAGCACTGATTTTATCGAACTCAGCAATATTCCTTAGAAATGGTTCTGGTTTTTCGTGAACCGTTTTCTCTTCCTTAATTATTTTTTTATTTTCTGGTAAATTAAGTACTTCTTCTAATTTTTTAGTCATACACTATTTATCTTAATCTACCTTGATGAAAAATATCTGTTTCATTTAGTACTCTAAACTTAATGCCTTGATTTTTACACCATGAAGTTGCTGCGGCCCATTTAGCTTGGTTTACAACATAGGCTGTTGCTCTTGCTGCATTACGGCCCACATGCTCTTTAATTTGCTGATTTTGTGGTTTTATTTCTATAAGTTCACTATGCATACGACCTAACTTATCTACATATTGTATAAAAAAATCAGGAACGTATACTGTTTGTCTATTTGTAACAGGATTACGATACGGTATCTTTATTGCCTCACTGGCCCAACGCTGTATATTTGGATTATTATCACAAAAATTCATAAAAGCCCACTCCCAACTACTACGATACAATGGATTGTTTATTCCTACATATTTTTCTGGGTTTTTGGGCGTGAATTTACCTTTAGCAAACTTACTCATATAAGAATATTACGAGTTTCAAAACTGTCAGTTTTAGCAGCAGATTTGTACCCTAAGATACTTGTTTGTACTCTGTAAAAATTTAAAATCTGTGTAATAATTCTATTCATCTGTATATCTGATAAATTATCTAAATTTTCTAAAAGTTGAAAAACATTTACATTATCTAATCTAGATTGATTTAATAATACAATACCTATACTACGAGAAACTTCTTCATTGAATCCTCTTTTTACAAAGAAACCAACTACTGCATCTATTAAATTGCTAGGAAAACTAACTTGTTCTTCAAAATAATTATTGAAAAATTGTCTAACTTCCGATTTTCCTTGTTGTTGATTTGATGGTAGATTAGTATTATTCATGCACCACCTCCTGATAGTTCATTTGGATTAGCCGAAAATGTCGGTGTTGCTACAGTGCTTTGTGGTTTATTGGCTATAGGTAATGTTGTTCCACCTAAAGCATTGATACCTGCTACCGCTGCTGAGGCTGCTACTGATATGGCTAAACTTTTAGCTTCTTCTTTAGCTCCTGCTTTATTAAAATTTTTAGCATTATTGTAAGTATTGACAGCACCAATAGCAGCATTGATGTAATTTCCGTTTGCCGCTTCACTTAAAACAGTGGCCGCTCCATCTAATAATCCCCCTGCACCAAAAATACTATTTGTTCCGCCCCCTAATGGACTTAAAGGACTTGGTAGTTTGTCATAATGATCTTGGGCGAAACCCTTAATTTTGCCACTATCTACAGTTCCTGAATCATAAGTTACTGCTTCATAACCTATTGTCATTTGACATTCTGCTGGTTGGGAACCTTGATCACTACTTGAAACTGCATCATGAACAAAATTAGTTATTAACGGATTGGTTAATGTATAACTGATAAATTCTCTTTTGTTTATTTGATATAGAATAATTTGATTAAAAAAAGGTATGGTAGAATTATTATCATATCCATGAGGACCACGTATATAATCAAAAGATTTATAAGCACTTCTATTATATGATCCTGTAATTTCTGCTGTGACTGGATCAGCATAATAATACTTATAGTAAGATTGCCACATCATATTAACTATGTGTGCTCTATCATCTATAAATCTAAAAGTCATAGGACCAAAATCATGAGTTAATTGTACAACTTTTTTCCTATTATATTGATTTAATACTTGTGTTTTCATATTAAATCTAGGTAAATCAACTGATTTTACTAATAATCCTAACTCTGTTCTATGACGTTGAGTCAATTGGGGCATTAAAACTGCACTACTGTTTATGTCAAAGTAAACATGATATAGAAATTTAGCCTTAGGAGCAAGTCTATAATAGTCATCTACAAACGTGCGAGCGGCATGTTGCCAATCACCCATTTGCCCTTTCGGAGTTAAAAATGCTCTAGCGATAGGATTTTGCATGTTATTATTTATAAATTAAAATAAACTAATATTATATTGACTATGTCAATAAAAAAGGGCCCTGAGGCCCTTGTTTATTTGAGTTTGGATCAAGTACCAGAACCAGTAGCAATACCACCATTTCCAGTAACTCTTGATCTGACACTTTGTGTTGGAGTAGCAATACCAACACCAGCTGTGCCTTGAGGTATTTGTATACAGTTATCTGGTTGAATAGTTAAATCAATTGTCTGTGGGGCTGCTTCAGCATAACTTAAAGATTGCCAATTCGCCTGTGTTACATAACAACCATAACATTCCCAAGTTTCCAAAATATTTGGTGAAAATGCACCATTACCACCTTCTGTAACTTCAATACGCATTAAGAACTTATAATCAGCACTTGCAGCAGCACTAGATTGCTCAAAAAAGTCAAACTGTTTCTGCATCTGTTCGCCCACCAACTTACTAACATTACCACTTTGATCGTCTCTGAGAACAACCTGTATGGTCTGCCATGTTGGTTTACCTGCATAATTGATCTTACTGTTGTAGGTTTCAATTACTTGATTTTGAAATTGCACATTGGGCTTAGCTGCTGTTTGTACCTGCTTAGTAAGTTCTGTAGTTGGTGTACTAACTCCAAAGTTCTCAAACATAATTCTAAAACGATATTTGAGTTTTGGCATTAGCATGCCTTGACTACTGGCACTACTATCGCTTGCTAGGGGTACTGTAAATCTATTTAAACTTGCAATTGCCATAATTATTAGCTCCGTTACTCTTATTTATGCCTTATAGTTGACCAATTTCACCAGTGTTCTTCAATCTTAGTGGGATGTAAATAAACTCCACAGCCTTAACTGGTTCTATAGCAATATCAACCCATAGTTCATTCTTGTCAATTCTAGCAGGAGTATTATTTGATTCATCACAAACTACAATGTAATCATATAATGCTCGTTGACCTACAAGTTCTAGCATTAAACTTTCTACTGCACCCTTTAATTCATCTCTTGTAATTTTATCATTTGGTTCAAATATATAAGGTTTGGCTAAAATATCCAACTGTCTACGTAAGTATATAACTAAACGTGCTACATTTATACGGTCAAGAGCACTTGCTGCTTTTGCTCTTGTTTTTTGGCCGAAGTTCACTAAACCTACACCTGTAAAGAATGTTATAGGATTAATTTTTACATCATATAATGTATCACGTTGACCTGTATTAAGTGCAATAACTACAAATTCACCTTCATTATCTACATAGCCAACACTACTTGCATTTGTAATACCACCTCTACGTGTACCAGCAGGAGCAAACCATGGATAACTAACACTATCACTTAGTGCTATTGTTCTTAACATCATATGACTTGGAGGTACTACAATATTACGTCCGAAATTATCACTTGTCAGTCCCCATGGATAAAACATTCCCATATATTCATCATAACTCGCGGCGCCTTTGTCATTATCTTCAAATGCCAAGGATAAATTATTACCCCAATTTTCCAAACTAGTAGCATCTGGGGTCAATCTTGCTGGAGTATCACCTACTATAAATGCTGTTAATCCTCTATCAAAATTTAAATTAATTAATTCACCTATCAATTCTGGATAGCCTGGGCAGGATGATAAATTAAACACACGGGCTTCTTCGCGTATATCTCTTGAACTATTTACTACAGCCTGAAGTGATTGTACTACTACACTACGTTGTGCTAAACGTCCAAATTTTCCAGAACCATCTTGATTATTACCACTCACTGTTACCCAACGATGTGGGTAATAATCGCTCATTAATGGATTGTATGGATCACCGTTATTATCCAACAATTTGATACGTAAATTATTTTCATCAATATTAATATAATTTTGTACAAATCTCTTAACATTATACCCACTTCTACGCATATTCCATAATAACATACCTTTTGGATAAAGTGCAGGATCAGGGCAATCATGATCAACATAATCAGATAATAGTAATTTAGATATTTCTGCAGATTCTTGATCCGAACCTGCTGTACTCCATCTTGCATCTGCAAAAACTATACCCTCTTCTGTACTTTGATCTGTCTTATCAATAGGAACCCATCTAGTTGAAACAGGACCTAACTTTGTATTATCAAATCTATAAATCATAGGATAATTATCAATATCACTAGTATCAATCCATAAATCATTTGTAACTAATGGTGTTACTCCATCTTTTTGAGTTACAGGTCTAGAAGAACTTATTGTAGGACCTGTTGGATCTGTATTAGGAAAGACATTACGATACCCTTGCCAACTTAAACCTCCATGCACCATAATATCTACTTCATCTATAATACTACTATACCATAAAGTATTATCCGCGGTTAAACTAACAGGAGCAATACTACTTGCTGTAAATCTTAAAGGCTCCCATAAGGAAATCACTCTATCATTAAGGTTATAAGCAGGTGCATCATATAAATCTGGGTTATTTTCATCTCCAAAAAATACTTCTAAGAAATTAAAACTGCTATTATCCTTAATCCTAATCTCACCACCAAGTTTATGCCTAATTACTACTCTGTTCTGATTTGTGACTTCAGCATAAACATTTGTAAATCCTGCATTATTAATAGACCCTGCAATTAAATCAGCATCGCTTTCATCACCTGATAAGACACAAGTAACCTGTATTGGGTTTTGAAAATTACTCACACCAGATATTGTTTCTTGTATATTCATATTAACAACATCACCAGAAGAAAAAGTAGGATATTGTATAATTACGTTATTTACGTCACGAATTTCGCTAACTATTTTCACACTATTTACTTTGGTAGATCCTGTGGATCTTCTTCTGAATAATTCAAAATCAATAGTCTTATTAACACCGCCAACGGCATAATTCTCTTCTGTATTAAATTTTACATATATACTTCCTGATGGTATTTTGAGTCCACCTGTTTTATCGAGTGCATTTATAGCAAATGCTGGATTTGGGTATAAAGGTGCGGGAACTATTTCCCAAGCAAAACTATCGGCATTATATTTCTTTAAAACTAGTTTAGCACCACCACCTGGTTCGGTGGTTTTAACCCAAAGGGCACCAGTTGGTGTGGGCTTTGGATCTGATGACTTAAATGAAGGAACAAAAGTATGAGGTTGAATAGCTACTCTAGGCTCATGATAAGTTTTAGCATCAATTCCCAAATCTGCTAGTGCTGTGCCACTGATAGTAAATGAGGTAATTGAACTGCTACAATGTAAAGTTAATCTACCATTTTTTGTAACACTTGCTTTAACTGTACTACTAAAACTATTAATCTGAGCAGCAATTGTTTGTGCATCAGTGCCATTAATAACCATTGTTTCATCACCAGGTAAACCATCAGCATTAAAAACTAAAGTTTTTGTATCTGCTGCTGAAATATCTGCATTCCTAGAAACAACTACTGGCCAACTATCTTTCCATTCTTGACTACCTACTATTACCCATTCCCCAGGACTTACACTGAATAAATTACCTGGACTCTTGAACCATAATACATCTGGTTCATCATATGATGTATCTAAGTTCATTAAACTAACTATAGCATAATCACCAATAGCGCCTACACTTGCTTTAGGAGTATAATCTCCGGCTGCA